GTCGTCAGTGCCGTCGTACTGGACATAGTGGACGGTAGTTACACCAGCCTCAGTAACGTCAAAGGCAGTCCCTACGCGCTGATAGGCTGTGGCTGTGGAGCCTAGTTCTAGTTGTGCTAGTGTCACGCTACCTACAACCGTGAGCGTCAGGCTTGCTGCTGTTGGTGTGAAGGTAAGACTGACCCTATTGCTTGCCCCAGTGCCTATCAGAGGGCCTGCTATAGAAGCCCCAGTGAGGGTGACAGTGCCTGTTCCAGTGAATGCCAGAGTGTGAGCTACGGCTGTCACAGTAAGGCTCTGGGTGGCCATAGTGTCAGTTGCCAGCAGCAAATTCCTCCGCCCAATCTTAGGCTCAATCCCGTATGTGGGGCGGGCTGCATCCGTGGGGGCTACTGCGTGGTTGCCTCGGCCAGATTTATCAAGTCTCTTCCCAACAACCGTTCCCGGTGTAGTCACAGGCGTAGTCCCAGCGCGGTCAGAGAACATGGTGGAGAGGTCGGAAGGCTCCAGCCAGAAGCCTTGCTCACCAGCAGAGAACAGGGAGACTGGGTTAAACGCAACGCTGCCGCGCCGCCGACGATTGAGAAGGACGAGCGGCATATTCATAAGATCAACCCCGCAGGATGACGGTGACGGTCACGTTGTCAGCCGTCCCGCCCGAAGACGTGGGCTTAAGATACAGCGCCGCAGTCGAAAACTCAGCCATTCCAGCCGCCGTAAAACTGATCGCCGTGCCAGCGCTATCCTTCAACGTGACAAAGTTTGTCGCATCATTAGAAGCTTGCAGCGTAATCGTCGCGCTGCCGAACGTGCCGGTGACTTGCACAGACCCTGCCAAGCCCTGCATGTTCTGCACCTTGATCGGGGTGGACGTGTCTGCCGTGCTATAATCGGTCCAGCGATACGCCGCCGCCCGGACTTGATCTTCAACCGTAGTAGGAATAATCGTTGCCATCGCGCGTGTCCTTATCAGGCCAGATAGCGGCCTAGGTTGCCATTCCAAACCCGGAAGCTTGCGTTGTCCGGGTTCATCAATTCCTTATGCACGACTTCCCGCATCGCGCCGTGATCGTCCACGCGGACGCCGTGCTTTTTCGCCCATTCCGCCCACAGCTTCATCGGAATGTTTGCCACCAGCCTGCTCTCGCCCATCCGGTCCAAGCCCGCCGACTGCATCGCTTTCGACTTTTCCGCTATCGGGGTGAAGTCGTGCGTCTGCTTCACCAGAACCTTGCCATCCTCGAATGTCATTGTCTCGGACAATTTCATATGTCAGCCCCTCATCAGTTTTGCGCGCCTTTTGCGCATCCCCAAGGCGCATGATGTCGCCCTTGTTTGTCCGTGCCCAAACTTGCGTCATGTGATTCTCTCAAAGTGTTGGGGGCGGCTTTTGACCGCCCCCGCCGTTATTAGGACACTGCGGCCGAGAACGGCGTTGCTTCGGAACCGGTCGAAACCAGCGAGCCGCGAACCATCCAGATGCCGGAAGCCACGTCTTGCAGTTCCACCAGCGAGCCGCGAACGCCGCCAGTGGTGGAGCCGCTCATGGTGATGGTGTCGGTGTCAGACGCGGTTGGGCAAGTCACGCCTGCAACGTCAGTTGCAATTGACAGAACGCCTTGCATGACGTTCGTGCCGGCGGCCACACGGATGACGTGCGAGCCAGACGAGACGGTGGCGCCCACGAAGATTGTGTAGGTCGCGCCCGATCCGGTGGCGCTGGGAAGGGTAATGATCCGGCCCGTGGTGGAGTTCAGGTTGATGGTGCGGCCCGCGTAGGCATCATCATCAAGCGTGGTGGCGGCGGTGATTTCAATCACGCCAAGGTTGGGTTTGTATTCGGAAGCCATGTTGTTTCCTCCTTACGAAACGGTGTTATCATAGACGGCCCCGGACGACTTCTCATTCTTGCAAATGAGGGTCAGTTCGGTGATGATCTGGCGCTTTTCGCTGTCGCCAGTCTTGGCCAGTTCGGTGTTGCGGGTCGGGCGCAGAACGCCCACGGCCCACATGTCATCCTGCATCACGAACACGTCGCGGCTGCGGTTTTCGCGCGTCGGCATGAATTCCACAGTGCCCCAAGGGGTCACATAGACGGACATGTGCTTGATGACCTTCTCGGCCTCAGCGGTCACGTTCGAACGCTGGTTGTTGTTGCCGGTGAAAGTCAGAGCCTTGTTCATCTGGAACGCCGACAGATAGACGGTATCCGGCTTTCCGCCAGAAACCCAGATCGCCTGCATCACGCTGTCGAACTTCGTCTGATCAAAAGCAGTCGGAGTGCCGTCATCGGTGCGGGCGTTGGTGCCGTCGCCGGTCGGGTCAGCACCCGAAGAACCGGACTGGAAGTTGGTGTTCGTGGTCATCCAAGCCGGAACGCCTGCCAAACGACGAGCGGCAACCGACGAGCCTGCCGAGCGTGCTTGGTTTGCAAACAAGGCCTTCTCAATGTCCAGCTTCTGCTCCTTGGCGATCTTCAGCACCTGGTAGGCCATTTCGCGTGCGCGACCGGCTTTATTCAAGCCATCGTCGGTGCCGGGGATGGCAACGGAATTCTTGAAGATCTGCGTGTAGTTGCCCAAGCGGGTCGTGACAGAACGCGCTTCCGGGGCGGTGTCGCCGCCTTCGATATGCGCGTTGTCAGCGGACGAACGCAGAGCATCGGTCTGCCATTCGTGCAGCGTGTTGGTTGCCTTGGCCTTGCCGCAACGGGTGTAGAACGGCGTTTCCTCGGGCGAGATGTCGTAGATGATATCCTGCAAATCTTCGCGGATACCTTTCACGTCGTAGCTGTCAAGCGTGTTGGTTGGCTGTGCCATGATCCAAATCCTCTAACGTTTCATTTGAACAGAAGATCGATGAAAGCTTCGGGCTTTCCACCATTCTTCCGTGCTGCGTCGATCTGCTTTTTCCGAACAATCTGCTGCGGCTCAACGCGCCGCATGGATGGTTTGATTGACTTGGGCGCAACGGGTGCCTGTTTGGTCCGTGCGGCCTGCAATTCGCGCCATTTCATCGCGTCGTGTAGGACCAAGACATGACGAGCGTCAATGATGCCCCCCAGTTCTTGGTCAGAGAAACCGTAAGCCTCGGTTGCTGTTGATCTGATTTTGGCCGTGACTTCACGGGCCTTGTTCGGATCGGCAAACTCTGGAATGCGCGACTGCAAAACTTTGCCTTGATCTGCAACAAACTCAGCCATTGCTCTGTCCTGCATTTGGCGCTGTGATGCTGCCGTCTGCTGGATTTGGTATTGCTGGGTCTGAAACTCGTTCAGGTCTTTGCGATAGCGCGCCTCTGCCTGCATGTAGCCGATGGGGTCTTTGTCCATCATGGCAATGTCAGGCGCTTGCGGTGGTGCCTTGAAACCCTGCGATTGGATGGTTTGCACCACCTGCATGAATTTCGATTGCTCGGTTTGAAGGGCTTCGTAAAGCTCCGTTGCCTGTTTACGGGCTTCGGCTGCTTCTTGCATACCCTTCTGGATATAAGCCTGACCGGAGAATGAACGTTTTAGGTCGTCCAGCGTTACATCGACTTCCTTGCCGTCAACCTTGACGGTGTATTTCGATGGCGCTTGTTCCTGTGATTCCTCTTCGTTTTCGGCTTCGACTTCTTCCGGCGCGTCAACCTCGGTTTCTTCGCCTTGCGCTTCAGTCTCTTGCGCTTCCAATTCCGGCTCAATCGCAGGGGCTTCCTGCGGTGTTGCATCCGGCTTGGGTGGTTCCTCCATGATCAACAGCGAATTTACCGCTGCTTCCATTTGTTCAGTCGCTTCCATTGCGGTCCTGAGCCTTTTTGTCTGCGACCTTCTCAGCGTCGATGCGCGTTTGAATAGCCGCAATGAATGTTTCAACAGCCCGAACCGCCTCATGCGCCCGCGCTATTGCTGTTATATCAGATGCCGGGTTCAAAAACAATTGCACCGCGTCGTTCCTGATTTCATCGCAGATTGCGGTGAAAGGCTCGTAGCCCTCAAGCTGGCGGGCCTGTGTCGCGCGCTGGCGAATATCAAGCATTTGGCATCATCCCCATCGGCTGGCCCATCGGCTGGCCCATTGGCTGCGTCATTGCCTGTTGCGCGCGGATTTGCTGCTCGTTCAGGCGAATGCCACTGTTGGCGAGTATTTTTGCAGCCTCAATGGCGAGGTCTTGGATCATCCGATCCCGCTCCCGATCGTCCTGCATTTGGGCCTTCACGAAGTCCATTTGCATCTTCTGTTGATCTGCCTGCACCCGCGCCGATGTCTTCATCTGCTCGGCCTGCAAGAATGCCGCGTTGGGGTCGCTTGGTTGTTGCTGCTGGCCCTGCGCCGCCTGGGCGGCCTGCATCATCAACTGTTGCTCCATCTGCGGGTTCATCGGCTGGTAATACCGCTCCGCATTGTGCATCCCGCCGTGGCGCAGGATGTCGGCTAGGGTGTTGCGGATGTTGGTCATCGTAACAACGCCATTCTGTGGCCCGTAGGCCTGCCAGATGCCCATTTGCGTTTGCAGCGTCTCACGCAGCACCATCGCCCGCTCTTCGTGCTTGTTAGTGCCGATGCCGACGTTAACGGTCAGGTCAGTGTCAGCCGACCATGAACGCGGGTCAACCGGCACAAACTCGCCGTTGATGCGCATCATCTCTTCGCCGCCGATGTGCTGCTTTGCCAGCTTGGCAATGATCTTGAACGCCTGCTTATAGCCGCCCTCTGCCAAGTGACGCGCAATCAACTCAGAAACCTGATTGGCGGCCTGCACGGCTGCATTGACGCCCTGCGCCGTCTGGGATTGCAGCACGTTGGCATCCAGCCCCATACCGGCCCCAGAAACGCCCGTCTTGGCCCGGATCGCCTCATCGTAATAGGTGATTGCAGGCAACAGACCGCCAGCCATGCCGCCGATGGTGATTTCCCGCAAGGCCGACACGTCTTTGGTGCGGATGACCGCGCCAATCTCGTTGTTCAGCACGTCGTCCATGTTCACAAGTTGAGAGTTTACCACCATGCGGGGGTTGTTGATCAGCGCCATGTTATCCAGCAAGCCGCGCAACAGGGCCGTGGCTGCGTCCTGATCGTCAGTGATGATTTCCACCAGCGACCGACCAAAGAACGCATGGGCCTCGGGGTCAACTTCAAACACCGCAAACGGCATCTGGTCGCAAAGTTCATATTCAAGAAGTTCATAGCTGCCGCCGCCGCAAAGGAACTTGTAGAGGCGCGGGATGCCCGTCCCTTCGATGTCCATCTTCATGTAGGCTTCGGTCAGCGTGATCTTTCGCATGGATGGGTCATTGGCGTCTTCGTCGGTGTCGGTTGAATCCCATCCCAAACGCTGCAAGGTTTCCTCCTCGTCAACCCGACCGTCTGTAGTCCCGCCCATATTATAGACGGTTTCAAAGTCAAACCCCATCGCCACAACATCGCCCACCCGCATTTCCGCGCTGTGGCCGCAAACATAACAATCCTCGATCCCGGATGCATTCCGGTCCACAAAGAAATCCTCCGGCGCTACCGCATCAATGCGGATTTCCTTGCTGCGGGTTTCTTTGGCAACTTTCAGTTCATACATCGCTGGCATGATGGTCATGCCCATTTCGTCAATCGTCGCCTCCTGCGTAACTTCTTCCTCCAAGATTTCAATCTCGGGGTCCATCCGCAGTAATTGAACCTGATCCTCCATCAGGTCGCTGTATTGGTCAATTTCAACCGTGGCAGGCTCATCAACGTAGACCTTCCAAATGCCAACCTTCTTCTTTAGCGCGTCGTCAATAACGTCAGACAAGATCTGGAAGCCGTTGTTGCGCTCAAAGACATAGGCCGCGTAATTAGTCTTCTGCTCGGCTTCCTGCACGGCCTGCGGTTTACGCGGCACAAACTCAACCGGG